ACCTCTGACCGAATATATCCAGCGCAGAGTCGATAAGGGCTACAAAGCATGGCAACGTGGCGAGGTAGCCATCATGCAATTGCGTAACCGTAGCAAATACGTTGAATACCGCAGGGAAGCAAAACCTAGAATCATGCCCACTACTGGCCTACAAATGATTAATGGCAAGATAGGGATTAGATTGGGTATGAGGAATATAGACGATTATTCGCAACCACCATTATTTGAAGGGGATAACAATGGCAGTTCTACATGACTACAAATGCCCAAAACACGGCTATTTTGAGAGCAGAAAGGGGCAATGCCCCATGAAAGACTGTGCCGAGGAGGTAGCAATAGTCTATTTGCAGCCTGTTGGACTCATGTCGGACGGCACAAAGAAGAACGACAAGACAATTAAGCAGTTAGCGATGGATTTTGACATGACAAACGTCAAATCGACCCGTGAAGGCGAAAATCAGGCCGGATACTTCACCAGAAAGAACAAAACGTCCAAAAAGCAGCTTGAGAAGGAAGCTAGAGAGGCAGAACAGCGTCCAAGAAAGCCAAGACCGGGTGATTCCGCTATTTGGGGCGGGGATTCCCGATATAGCCTAGGAAATGTCATAAAAGGCGGTGCTGTACGGTCTGTGATGGGAGAATCGGTCGGAATGAACCCTAGAGACGCAGGAAACTTGACAGGACCCAAGGCGGCGAGTTATATAGCTGACCATGAAAACCTACAAGTGAAGTCTTAAATGCGGATACCAACCAAAGACCTAGAACGGGAGTTCTTCTACCGCGACTTAATCGAAAAGTGCATGGTATCTTTGGCAGAGCGCAAAGGGGATTACGCCTCTCTGCGCTCTTGGTTTTTGTTCGGTGCTGGCACCAATGAAAATCCCGCCTTGTTCAATAAGATTTTCCCGCACATAGACCAGTTAACGTCGTTCCTCTATTCCGCTGAAACAACCCGCTTCTCAATCAACGTGGGTGCTGCGGTTCCAGAACAAGAACACATCAAGATTCCAAGATTAACTCTCGCCCTAAACGATGAGTGGCTAAACTCCAATGCCGACCAAGTATTCTCGTCTGCTTTGACATGGGCACTGGTCTTTAACACTACCTTTGTCAAACTTGTAGTCAACAACGGTATTCACCCCTACATGGTGGAGCCAAGCTCAGTTGGTGTCTTACGTGAAGACGTCACCTACACCGACAGGCAAGAGGCGATAGTACAAACCTATTACATTACGAAATCCGATTTGTACAATCGATTGTACAGTCACCCTAAACGGGAAGAAATCGTAAAGCGCATCCAGACAGCGATGCACACCAAGACTGAAGATATGCCTGAAGGTCTTGACCGCATCATCATCTCTCAATCCAACCCAACCATCTACGGTAACGTCAACCTAGACTTGTACGGCACCAACCGCTACAAAGCCCGTGTTGCTGAAGACACCGTGAAGATGTATGAGCTATGGGTGTGGAACGATGAGACTCAAGATTACCAAGTAGTCACAATGGCTGACCCTGACATTTTCATCTATGACCGTCCGGGTGCCTCAGTCTTCTTACGTGGCGAATTACCGTTCGTTCAAATCTGCCCTAATCCTCAGTTTGATTATTATTGGGGTCAGAGTGAAGTTGCCCGCCTAAATCTCTTGCAGGCTATTCGCAATAATCGAATGACAGAGATTTTGGACCTGTTGTCTAAGCAAGCCTCTCCTCCCAAAGTCTTCTCTGGCTTTATGGGCATCACGGACGAAAAAGCCTTTGCGTTTGACCGTCCGGGTTCGTTTGTCTCAAGCGATATGCCTAATGCGAAGGTGGATTCGATTGCACCTGAGATGCCAGCGTCATTATTCGAGGTGGTCCATGAAATTGATGCAATGTTTGCAGAAGCATCTGGAATATCAAGCGTTCTGTCTGGTCGTGGTGAGCAAGGCGTTCGCTCCGCTGGTCATGCTTCTCAGTTGGCCCGTCTTGGAAGTTCTCGCGCAAAGAAACGCGCCCTAATCGTAGAAGACAGCTTAGAAAAGGTAGCCACACTGTACCTAAAGCTAATGCAAGCCTACGACAACACGCATTTCAAAGACGAAGAAGGCAACAAGTTTATTGCTGAACAATTCACCAAGGATTATGTGGTGAAAGTGGACGCTCACTCCAACAGTCCGATATTTACGGAAGATATGCGTCAGTTGGCGTTCAACTTGTACAAGGCACAAGCAATCGACAAGGAATCTCTGCTTGACTTGCTAGAACCGCCAATGAAACAATTGTTAATAGATAAATTGAAAAAGCGCGAAAAGAATCAAGCGCAGCAACCCCAAGGCAAGCCTGAAGGTAAACCTGATTTGAAAGCGGTAGGTGAATAATGGCAACTAGACCTGATTACACGCCGAAATCCGACCAGCCGAGAGTATCGACCGGCGAACTGAAAAGGACCGAGGCTGCGCCATCTATGCAGTACCGGGTGTCGGGCATTAAGTCTTTTAACCCCCGTCAAGCAAGAAAGACGGGCCGCATGACTGAGCGATAGGAGTACATCATGTACAAAAAAATGAAGCGTGGTCGCAAGACCCGTCGTTAATTCCCCGCAAGGGATGAGGTTTGGCTGACTTCCTCTTTTAAGTTGGCCGCTGCTATTTGGAGAAATCAACATGGCACGCAAAGCTCGCAAAGGCCGTAAGGCACGTAAGTAATCCCTTGTGGATTAATCCCAAGGGGGAGGGGCAATACTCCCCCACTTGACATTTGTTGATAGTCTGGTCTAATCGCGTCTAGTTAGACGATAGAGGTTATTTATGAGCGTACCACCCGATAAGTTAATGGAATTGATTGGCAAGCAGCAAGGCAACCCTGCTGAAACTCCTGCCGCATCTACCACCTCAATGTCTGACCAGACAACGGCACCTATGTCGGCACCGATGTCTACGCCAGAACCCAAGATGGGAAATCGTGAAGGTGCGCTAGTCAACATCTCAATGGCAATGGATTTGATTGAACAAGCCTTGCCAAGTCTAGGTAGTGAATCAATGGAAGGTCAAAAAGCATTAGCAGCCATTCGTGCGCTGACAGGCTTGATTGGCCCTCGCAAGCAAAAAACAAATGAACTCCAGCAATCTGAAATTATTCAGATGCTACAGAACTTGCCGCAAGCCGGTGGAGCAACACCAGAAGGCCGTGCAATGTCGCAAGCTCCTATGGTCCCGAACCTCCCGCCTATGCCCGGAGCAGCACCTTCTCCGATGAGTATGCCCGGTGCCGGTGGTGGCGGTGCTTCACCTCAACCCACTCCAATGTAAGGAATTATCATGGACCTGTTTAAACCAAGAGGTGCTAACAGCCCTCGCCGTCCTACCGACAACAACCAGCAAAACGGTGTTGTAACGAACCCTCCCCGCTTTGAGCAGTTTGGCGGTCTTAATGCTGCTGGCAAGATTGGTAGCAAGAACAAGATGGGCGTTCAAAAACCCGGTGACGGTAAAAAAGTAATCTAATTTAGTTAGGGGATAAAAATGAGTCTTGAAGATATGTCTTTTGAACAGCGCGACCAATTAGCGTTGTTAATGCGTGAGCTTTCCGATAATCCAGCAACGCGAAAAGAAGTTTTGCGTTTGACGAAGCAAATCAAACCAGACCTTGTTATCCCTGAGTTAGAAATCGAAAGCACTACCAAATCTTACGTCGAGAAGCTAGAACAAAAGCTGATGGACCGTGAGGCAAAAGACAGAGAGCAAGATGCTCTGCGTGACCTTGAAGCCCGTCGTAATAAGCTGATGAAAAAAGGTCTTGTTGAGCGCGAAGAAGATATTGAAGAAGTGGAAAAGATAATGCTGGAAAAAGGCATTAGCAACCACGAATCGGCAGCGGAATACTGGCAGTGGATGAAACAATCCGCTACACCAACGCCGACAGGTTACAACCCGTCAGCGGTTAGTAAGTTCGACCTAGGTAAATACTACAAGAACCCACAAGCCGCAGCTAGAGACGAAGCAGCAAAAGCACTCCAAGAGTTGCGTAAAAACACGCGACCCATTGGTTTTTAATTAGTAGGGGATAAAGTTTTTTAGGAGATAACCATGCCTATTGGTGGCGGTATCATTCCAGCAACAGGTAGTACGCAATATACCGAGTTGACTTACGTCACACGGCGTGCGTTCATTCCGAAGCTGGTAGTTCAACTCTATAACTCGACTCCGCTGATGGCGGCTCTGATTGCTAACTCGCAACAGGCTTCCGGTGGTGTTTCTTCCGTAACCGTTCCTGTTCAGGGCGCACAGTTCGTGAACGCACAATGGTCTGACTACTCTGGTTCGTTTAACCAGCCATCAGTCCAGCAAGGTGCTTTCAACGCTGAATTTGACCTGAAGCTGATGATTGCTCCAGTACCGTTCCTCGGTATGGAAGGTGCAGTTCAGCAAGATGCTGCAATCATTCCATTGATTGAAGCTCGTATGAACGATGCGACTAACGTGATGATGGATGCAATGGCAACCGCCTTGTACACCAACAGCACCAACACGCAACAGTTTACTGGCTTGCCAGCCGCTGTTTCTGCTTCTGGCACCTACGGCAATATCAGCCGTTCAGCCTATAGCTGGTGGCAGTCAAAGTCGTACTCAGCAGGTAATGTAAACCCAACTCGTCAAAACATTCTCCAGTACATCTCTGGTACCGTTAAAAACGGTGCTGAAGTGCCTACGTTTGGTGTTTGCGGCTTTGGTACATGGACCCTGTTGGCACAAGACTTTGTAGGCCAAGAGCAGTACGTTATCACTCCGGGTTCCGGCTTTGATGGCGACGCTAACGGCCCACAAGCTGCTTTCCGTGCTTTGATGGTTGCTGGCGTACCTATTTATCCTGACCCCTACTGTCCAGAAGGTACGGTTTACTTCCTGAACACTAACTA